GTCAATTACGACCCCCATGATCGACATGATGTATTCTTTGTGCATCACATCTGAGGTCTTCAGCAGGGTGCTGCCTTTGTAATATTCTTCTACATCTGGCAGTGCGATCAGGATTCGATAACCTGTAGGCTTGGGTAGCTGCGCTTCCCACTCCTCATCTGTTAGCTCCCTTTGGATTGGTTCAGCGTTTACCGCTTCTGATTCCATCTTTTGCTTTAGTGCATCAGGCAATTCAATCGTCTGAGTGTTAGTCATTTTCATCATCCATATAGTTGCGCGAAAGGTCTTGAATATGTGATTTGCTGGTCTCCAGACCTCGGATGAGTCCAACAACTTCCTTATACTGAGCATAGTCCTTCGGACTTCCCCCAGTTAAGTATTCCTGTGCAGACGATAAATCGTCGTTAATTTTCTCTATCAGCACGTCAAAGACGGTTTTAGCCACAATTAGCTCCTGTTATTTTTACCTGCCATCATTTTAGCCAGCTCTAGGTCTAGCTTGGTGTTATCTTTTCTGCGATCTGCCGCCAGCTTTACGCCCTCTTTCTGGGCATCAAGCTGTAGTTCTTGCTGGTCGATCTTGAGTTTTTCAGCTTCGAGGGCAGAGTCCACGAGGTCTTTCTGAGCCTTCTGCTGCAACGCAGCTTGTTTAAGCTGTGCGTCCATCTGATCCTTGGCTGCTTTACGCTGCACTTCTTGGACCTTCGCCTGTGTCTCCATCTGCTGTAGCTGGAACGCAGGGTCTTGTTGCTGTTGTTGTGCTTGCTGCTGTGCGGCTTTCTGCTGGTTTGCTTGTGTAAGCTGTTGACCTGCGTCTGCCACAAGACGTGCAAGTTGTACTTCGACCTCTTCTGGTAGCTCCTCGTTTGGCGCTGGTAGCGGCGCTCCGAGCTTCTCCTCGATCTGTTGACGATACTGGAACCCAAGGTGCTCTGCGATATGTGCCTGTAGCGAGGCCATAATCTGCTGTGCTTGTGGGTTCTGTCCGATCATCTGCGCCATCATCGGGTCTTTCATAAAGGACATGTGAGTCGCAATGTGCGCTTGGTGATCTTGGTAGATAAACGCCCGTACTGGCTTGCCAACCAGTGCGTCCATGTTCTCGCTGACTGGATCGGTTGGCTTCGCATCGTCTTTTGTGGGAACAAGTTTGTCTGCGTTCTTTACGCCCAACACCTCGATCATCTGACGGTGTAGCTGGGGTAAGTCGTATATCTGTGGTGCCTGTTGCGCCATCTGTAGCACAGCCTGATACTGCACGACACGTTGCGCCATGGTAGAGCTATTAGGGTCACTGACAGGGATCACATCCGTTGTCATGTAGTCACCCTGACGTGCGCTGACCTCACCCCGTTCTGGCTGGTAGCCATAATCTTCAGGGGCGTACTCCGCCATGAGTGCTTTGAGCATCTTAAACTCTTGCTTCATGGCATAGTGAACACGCGCTTGCACCGCAGCCATAGGCTTCAGGGTGCGCTCTAATAGAGCCAGCGTTGTGCCCACAGGCGCGTTTGCAGACATGTCCGAGATGTTCATGTCTGAAATAGCGCCTAGCCTACGTCCTTCGTTCGTAATTTGATTCAATAAGGCAAGAAGGGTCTGGCTAGGTTCTTTATAGGGAAGTGGCATGATGTTGTCGCGGATAGAGCCGCTAGGCACATCAACGTCCTTCCACTCGCCCGGTTCGATGGGCGAATCATCACCCTTGATACGGAGTCCACGGGACTTCAGCCCTCCCGGGAGGTTGGAGAGCGTTCCAGCGTCTACTAGCTGACGTATCAAGGATGTGCCTGCCCTCGCATATCCACCTATGATATGGATGAGGCCAAGCCCGTAGAAACCAAATCCCGGCACGTAAACATAGTGAACGAAGTGTTGACGCTTTAACGTAAGCTCATCATCCTCGTTCCAGTTACGGCGGATTGCCAACACTTCACCGCTACCACGTTCTATGGTCACGATGTATGGTTTAGCAATGTCTTCGTCAGAATCGTCAACACCTTCAATAACTAGATCAGCATGGACTTCATATAGTGCATAGCGGTTATCGTCAGTGAGCGAGAACCCACCTTCTTCCGCTTTACGTTCCTCAATGTCACTGTGGTATGGCTCTGGCTCACCAAGGTCTACATCACGGTAGAACCCAGCAACCTGTAGCTTACGCATCTCATTTTTAGTTTTACGCATAACATGTGTTACACGTTCTGCTGTCTCGATGTGGCTCGCACCGTAAGGCACGATGACATCTTCAGCGGGAATATAAATAGCAACTTGGCGACCCAAGTTAGGATCGAAATAGACTTTCTTGAACGCAGACCCTGCCAGACCCAAGCTGTAGAGCAACCGCTCATGCTCTGGACGGTACTCGACCATACGTTCAGTCAGCTCGTAGTTCATGTCAGCTTTGACACGCTCCGCTGCCTCTATCTTGTCCTTAGTCTCTTCACCAAGAATCTTGACCTTTACAGGCCCAGAGGAAGGAAATGTCTCTGACATAGTTTCTGCTTGGAAGCGGATAGCAGCCTCCGCGAGCACTGTAGAGTAAACGCCACAAGCGCCTTCCCACGGCTCCGTGCGTTCTTCATACTTGAATCCCAGCACGTCCAAACCTTTTACAAAGGTATCCGCCCACTCCTTACGTCCTTCAATATCGGCAGTAACAAGACCTACAATATCACCCGAAAGTTCTTGTAGGTGGCTTTCATCCAACACTTCCGCAAGGTTCATATCGAACTCTGTAAAATCACTGATCTCCGCATCAGGGATCAGCGTGATCTCCATAGAGCCATCATCTAGGGTCACAGCGTCAGGGTTAATAACTTCGATCTCGAGGTCAGCGTCCACGCCAACATCCTCCATCTCTACCCCTTCAAGTTCGTCCTCGATGCTTTTAGCAGCGGGATTGATACCTTTTTCTATCGCCATAACTTACCTCTTAATAATATCCACCACGGCGTTGTCTCCAATACTGCGGTTCTTCCGGTTCGTCAGAAGGCAACCTAATGAAGCCCCCCTGTCTAAATCTCATAAGAGCCATCACCGTTGAGTCCACAAGGTCATCATGGCTCATAAAAGGAAATCCGGCAATCTCTTCTATCACTTCTTCTGCCCATCTAGTAGGTGGCGTCCAACAAATGCCAGATGCCACAATATCAGCTACCGAGTTCAAGCGTGCTAACTTGTCACCCGATCCACGGTGCGGAGTAAACTCAGAAACGGGTAGCCCCATCCGTCGCATCTCCTGATAGAGTGCAGTGCCCGCGCTTTTCTTCTCCACGATAAACGCATCAGGCTCCCACTCGCTATACTCTTCCATAGCTAATTCTTTTAGCTCTGGGAACTCTAAACGTTTTTTAATACTATTCAACAATATTATATTGTACGCTCCTGTGTCTTCGTTTAAGAAAACGCCCCAAGTCGTGAGAGCCGTGTAGTCTGCGCGGTTATGCGTCTCAGCCGCTGCGTCCAAAGACATTATGATGTATTCACATGAAGGCGGGCTATCTTGCTCCCACTGCCCCCACCAATCACGTTTAACAATAGACGCTTCTTCTGCGGTAGGTTGCTGTTGATACTGTGCGTTCCACTGGAACGTCGGCATAGATGCCTTGGTTCGCAGTAATGCGTCCAGATCAAAGAACTCAGGCCACAGGGGTTTCTCTACATATGTGCTAGACCCTTTGCGTTTCACCTCAAGGATCGCTGGGAACTCTACAACCTCGTACTGATCCGCACGGGCGTTTTTCGCCATGTCGTTTGTTACACGTCCTGTAAGGTCGTCCATGTGCCAACGGGTCTGAATGATAGCCACTCGTCCACCGGGCATGAGACGAGTACGCGCTCCGAAGGTAAACCACTCATAGGCTTTCTCGAACACCTCGAAGTTTCCGTTAATAACGTCTTGCTCAGAATGAGGATCATCCACGAGAAGTAAATCAGCACCCCGACCAGCCAAGGCCGAGCCAATACCGCACGCATAATATTCTCCCCCGACGTTCGTGTTCCATCTACCTGCTGACTTGCTATCCTGTGCTAGTGCAGTGGTAGGGAATACAGATTTGTACTGATCTGTGGCGATTAAGTTACGCACTTTACGCCCAAAATCCACAGCGAGGTCCGTGGTGTGTGACACCATCATAACTTTTTTCGTCGGATTCCTGCCCAGAAACCATGCTGGGTAGAAGATAGACACAAGCTGGGATTTACCATGACGAGGCGGGATATTCACGCATACACGGTCTTTATCCCCTCTCTCAATACCCATTAACATGTCAGCAAGTATTCTGTGGTGCTTACCGACTATGAAATCAGGCATCATTAACTTACAAAACGCAATTAGATCGTCATAAGCGGCCTGATTTTCCTTACGATCCGCAAGTTCACCCACCATTTTGTCGATTTCTGCGACTTCTTCAGGCGAAAAAGCGTCCAGATTGGCGAGCATGTGTTCAATTTCTTCTTCAGAGAACCCTAACGCCATATCATTCATCGGTTTCGTCCTCGATACCGAGTTCTGCGTCCACATCTATAACTTCGTCGTCTATAATAATTGCATCTTCGGCTTCATCCGCAGGATTTACCAGCTTTGCCAGCTTAGAACGCAGGCTTTCGCGCAATTCATCGGTAGTTCTGTGCGTAATTGTGACTTCGGTCTTCTCTGTAAACAAGCCAACGTCCGAAATCTTACCTAAAAGCTCCAATGCACGGATACGCACCC